TAGGATACTATTATACGTTTGTTAATGGAATCAAAACTGCTGGTCCAACATTATGTCCTGAATGCCCTTAAAATTATAAAATATGAAATACTTAAACTACGACTTAATAAAACCATATCAGGGGCAGAACTTTAAAATAAAGAAGGAATATAATGACTTATTTTTTCATTATGAAGAAGGCTTTTATTCTGAGAGCAGGTACTTAAACTTTATGGTTGACGATTTAACAGAAAACTATTCTACAGCTTTAGTGGTGGGACTAGGATTAGGTGTAATACCACAGTGGTTAGCCAACGAAAAGGGTGCTATTGTAGATGTTGTTGATCAAGATAGGGAGCTTATAAACGTAATAAATAGCTACGATTACCTTTCAGAAAATATATCTATTATACATTCAGATATATTTGAATACACACAAGAAAAAGAGTATGATTTAATCGTTTTTGATATTTGGTTTGACAAAGACAATATAACTCAAGAGATACAAAATACACTAAACGATAGATTTACAGCCAAACAAATATGCTACCCACTTTTATAATATGGAATACACTTCGAAAGACCAAATACCAAGATTAACTCCGACTGGTTTTCAAATTGTTAAATGCCCTGAAAAGACTTGGGGAATTATTCAAGATGCTTATAGACTATTAAAGCCCACAGAAACCACTGAACACTTTGAAGGTAAGGATTATTACATAAAGGGTGGCGATACTGAACTTATGGATTTCGGTCAAATATCTAATATTAGAGATGAGATTCATAATCAACTATGGGACTTGCACCAAGATTGGTGTGGCAAAGAGATTGAACCTAGCTATATATATGGAATACGTTCATATAAGAAGGGTGCTACCCTAAAACTACATACTGACGTTGTTACAACACATCATATAGCCTCAATTATAATTGTAGACAAGAACTTAAAGTGTGGTTGTAAAGACAAGGAACTTGGAAGTGATTGGGCTTTGGACTTTCAAACACACGATGGAGAATGGCACAAGGTTTATGCTGAGGTAGGTGATATGATAATGTATGAGAGTGCAATATGCGAACACGGTAGAACAGATCCTTTTGAGGGAAAATACTTTAATAACTTCTTTGTTCATTACAAATTCAAGGAATGATTACTATTCCAATAACTGTAGCTATCCCTTATTTTAAGAAGCAGATAGATTTCTTTCAATATCAACATATTGAAGTTTATGGAGATGATGCAAAGAATAAGGTAATTATACCTATAGTTAAAAGAAATAACAAGTCAGAGGAAATACAAGAAGATGTTAATTGGGATATGAGACTTCCATATAAAATGGTAGACTCAATACTAGACATATATAATCTTGAAGAGGATTGGTATATTCCTACGAATGTATTTACAGCAGCTAAGCAAGTTATAAAGCATTTACCCAACAGTCAAATTATAGAAATAATAGATGCCGATTTAGTTCACCTAAAAAAATATGATGGATATGTTCCTAAAAGGAATGAAGTGGTTGCTGATGCAACTTATGAAAGATGGCATCTAAAGACATCAACTAAACAGAGTGAACACTTTCCTGTAATAAGTAAATATCTTAGGCATCAAGATTTTAAATATATGAATGGTGGATTTAATGTGATTTCTAGGGTAGATACTATGAAAAGAATAATTGACGAGATTATTCAGGTTAGTATAGATATATGCAAGACCGAAAAGGGTAGTACTGTGGGTTGGTGGCAAGCTATGTACGGATTAAACGTAGCGTGTCATAATAATAAAATAAAAATGATAGATACTCGTAACTGCTACTACCCAAGCGTAAATGAGTTAAATCCTAAGCATCACATAGCTCATTACTGTTGTGATTCTATATTCAACAAAAGAGATATGGATAACATAAATGAAGAAGAATTTCCTGATAATAAATTTTATAATCAAGCTAAGAAATGGTTAAGGAGTGTTTAGTATTAGCTCACAGCGATAGTGAGAGGTCAAGTAAAACTCTTGTTGATTGTGTGGCATCATTGAAAGACAAGGGATACAGGGTTGTTGTTTCGGATCACTTCTTCAACAAAGATGCTTACGAAATAGCGGATGCTTTTGTGTACAACTACGACAACCCAATACTTAAACCTAGTGAATATAATAAATACAGTCTTAATCATATAACGCATAAAGATGTAAATGGGTATAGATTATACAGCCCAGTAAGTTCTTTTGCTGCTTACGCCATAATTGAATTAATAAAGGCAGGATTTGAGGCTATAACTACCAAAAAATGCCTAGTGTTAAATTACGATTGGCATATCAAGGAAGATATAGACGAATATTACAGCATAAATAAAGATGGGGTGTTTTTTAGATATGCAGACGATAAGTCTTTCTATACTTCAATTTTTATAATGAATAAAGAGCTTTTAAGGGAGTTATATCAAATAAACAGTATTGATGATTACGCAGAGAATTTAAAGTATTTAGAATGGTTCTTTTACGATTTATATAGCAAAAAGAATATAACCATAATAGACCAAGTACCTTCGGATAGATTTGATGATAATCTTTACTATAGAGTTTCTGAAATAAATATAGACAAAAAGTTTTATAAGGTTTCTGATGGGAGAGTGATATATGTAGATGGTGATAAAATACAAGAATACACTGAACATAAACAATACAGACTGATTGAAGGCGACAAAACATATATAGCAAATTTAGGTGAGGATTACTTTACCTATCATATTGCTGTTAAACTCTAAGGTACAAAAACATTTTTTTAAGTAATATAAATAAAGACAAATGCCAGTTTTAACTCAAGCCAGATTAGATGTAAAGGTTTACACAGGAGGTTACACTTCTGGCAGACCTGCTTCACCAACATATACAATAATTAAGAATCCTTTAGAGGGAGAAAACAACGTTCACTTTGAAGTAGCAGAGCTATTCAAGGATTATGTTGAACCATCCTTCAATAATAACTACAATGCTATTTCCACAGGTGTTTGGGTCTATTGGGAAATACTCAAGACGTTTGAAGATTTAACAACTGAGACTCAAGTTGGTTTTGGTTTAGGCTTGCAAGGTTATGGTTATTTTAGTGATGGCATAAACCCTGAGCTTGGTACTGGTAAACAAATGGATAATGCAAAGATATACATTCCAGAAGGAGAGCATATAACAATACCAATATTTAAAGGCACTGGAGGCGTTACTAATATTACTTCATACAAGAATGGAAGCGTGGTGTCAAGTGTTGGTTATTCTATAATAGACACTCCAACAGATGAGCAACCTAGCGATTTAATAGCATACTTTAGAGACAATAATGATATTGATTATGCTGTTATCACAAAAGAGGATTCTAGCACAGAAACAATTTATGTAAATAAAATATGTAGCCCCAAATATTCTCCATACAAGGTATCTTTCTTAAACAGATATGGTGTTGTTCAGGATTTGTGGTTTTTCAATAAGAGAACAGATTCTATAAATATAACAAAAGAAAAGTATAGAAGAAATACAGTAGGTGTAAATGCAAACACAACTCCTTACTACGCTTTAAACAAAGCAACAGATTTAATACTAGAAATTAAGTCAGGTAAAAAAACTACATTAAACACAGGATTTGTTGATGAAGAGTACACTGAAACTATTCAGCAATTACTATTGTCAGAGAATGTGTGGATAACAGAAGGGGGTCAAGCCTATCCAATTATACCACAAAATCAAGAATTTGCCTATAAGAACAGATTAAACGACAAGTTAATCAACTTCTCAGTTGAATTTGCATACGCTTATAATGAATCTAATATTATTAGATAATGCAGAATGTAGAACTATACATAAATGGGCAACGTGCCGACTTATTCGATAATGATAGGGTTACACTTCAATCTAGTATTCAGGATATAAGAGACATACAAAAAGTCTTTACTGATTATACTAAAGGGCTTTCATTACCAGCTTCTAAAACGAACAACAAGATATTCAAACACTTTTATAATTTTGATATTGTAGGTGGGTTTAATGCTAGAAAAAAAGAGAGTGCAGAACTACATATAAATTATGCTCCGTTTAAGATAGGTAAGATTGCTCTTAATTCTGTCAATATGAGAAATAACAAACCTTTCTCATATAACGTAACATTCTTTAGTAATATACTAGAGCTTTCCGATAGACTAGGCAGTAAGTTATTAAGTGAACTACCTTATTTAAGAGGTACATACGACCACGACTTAAATGAAGCAACTATAAAGGAAGGGTTTGAGGATGGATTAGATTTGAACGGACAAACAAACTCAATAATATATCCATTAATAAGCCCCAAGAAAAGACTTTACTTTGATTCAAGGGGTAGTAGCGCACCAGTGGGTGAGATATTTAGTGGAAACCTATATCACGAGAGCTTTGTTGCTGGAGGTGGTGGAGCGACTTGCAATCCTTCTGATCCATCAAGTTGTGCTTCAACAACTCAAGGCTTAACTTGGAATGATTTAAAGCCAGCTATCAGAGCTATTCACGTTATAGAAGCTATAGAAGATCAAATAAATATTGATTTTACTAGAGACTTCTTTGGAACAACTGCATTTGACAATCTTTATTTGTGGCTTAATACAAATCCAGAGGATAATTCTGAGATTGCTGAAGAACAGAATGCGGTTTTAACAAATTGGAATCTATACAACGGTACATCTGCTATAAATCAAATATTCTTCACAGGCGAAAACTTAAATATGTTTGTTAATGTAACGCCTGAAACATACAAATATGAACTCACTTGGAATGTTTCAATTACAGGAACTCCTGTTCCTTATGTAGGAAAGATAATTGACAACGCAACTAATCAGGTTTTATTTCAATTTGAAGAAACTACAGCAAACCTTCAGGTAACAAGAACATTTATAAACTACGGTTCAATAAATCCTGTAAACATAAGATTTGAGATTACGTCTACTGGTAGTTTGAGTTTTAATTCCAATATCAAAATAGACATTTTAAGTCAAACTAACGTACTATATGATTCTGTTGAATATGAGACAGGCATAAGTGGAGGAGCTGTATCAACTCAGGGAACTTTAGAGTTATATAAGCAATTCCCTAAAATAAAAGCATTGGACTTTCTCACTGGAATATGGAAGATGTTTAATCTAACTGCTTATTACGTTGACGATATCAGAGACTCAAACTATGGTAAAATATATGTAGATACATTAGATAATTATTATAATAGCAATACAAGTAACCCACTAGGAGGAGTAATAGATTTGCAAAACTATATAGATGTTACAGAAAGTGTTATTGATTCTGCATTACCATATACTCAGATAAATTTTAAATATCAAGAGCCAGATACTTTATTGGCTGAACAGCATTTAGAAAAGTTTGGTTATGTCTTTGGTAATGAAGAGTATAGCGAGTTAGAAGAGAATGTTGACAACGAAAGACAATACGATATAAACGTACCGTTTGCTCACTTTAAATACGAAAGGCTTTTAGATACAAATACTTCATTAAACACAACTAGAGATACTTTAATTCAGTGGGGTTATTCTGCATCTGGAGACATAAATGAGACTACAGGTGATTACACTT